CTCGAACGAGGAGTTCGAGACGAACGAGAGCGACCTGCCGACGGCGGCGAGGAGCATCTTCCCGCTCCTCAAGCTCGTCCTCGAGTGGGCGTCCATGGCCGAGCACCCGTGGAACTCGCGGGAGGACGTCGCCGTCGCCTGCCGGGAGTTCGTCGAGAGGCTCGGGATGCCCGAACTGGTCAAGGACGACATCAACGCCAACCACGGGCCCATGCACGTCCACAGATACCTGCGGGGAGACACGGACGCAAGGAGGCAACCGCCCACCGCCGAACTCTCCCCCCTCACCGACTTGACCAAGAGGTGGCTGAGGACAAAGATGCTCTACGGGAACACGACGGTGTTCTACAGGGAACTGGCGCGCTGAGGAGACCATGGAGAAACGCGACTACGGCAACGGGATCATCTTCTACGCCAACGGCCTCAGCGACGCACTCTGCGACACGGTCTGGTCATTCTACTACGACAACCCAGACATGTCGAGGCCCGGGGTGACCATCTCGGGCCAGCCCCTGACGCCGACGGGGGAACGCTGGAAGAACACCATCGACCAGGAGAACGGCTGGGGGGACCCAACGGTCGACGGTGCGGTCAAGCGGGAGAGGGCGCGCATCGACGAACTCGTGTACCAGGAACTGAGGCCGGTGGTCTCCGCGTACCTGGACTCCTTCAAGTTCCTCTCGGAGGCGCCCAACGTCACCGACACCGGATACCTCTGGCAGAGGTACGTGAAGGGCGACGGGTACTACAAGGAGCACGTCGACGGCCAGCAGTGGGTCCACAGCGTCTTCCGCCGCATCTGCGGGATCATCGTCTACGTCAACACGGTGGACGAAGGTGGGGAGACCTTCTTCTCGTACCATGACCTCAGGATCAAGCCGGAGAAGGGCGGGGTCGTGATCTTCCCGGCGCACTGGATGTACCCCCATGGTTCGCTCGTCCCCCTCTCCTCGGACAAGCTCATCCTGAGCTCGTTCCTCGAGTTCCAGCCCGATTTCCACACGCACGCAGGCCACCAATGACCATCTCCGTAGTAACCCCCATCTACAACACGGACGGGGACGTCCTCGCCCGCACCTGGGCGTCGCTCAAGGCCCAGACGTTCACCGACTGGGAGTGGGTTATCTGGGACGACAGCACGGACGAGGGGGCGTGGAGGCAGGTCTACGGCTTCGCCTCCGACGAGAGGTACAGGGTCGTCGCCCACCGCTCCCACGTCCACTGCGGCTCCATCGGCAGGGTGAAGCGGAGGGCGTTCATGGCGGCCGAGGGCTCCATCCTCGTCGAGCTGGACCACGACGACGAACTCACCCCCGACTGCCTGCGGGCCGTCCACGATGCGTTCCTCGACCCCGCCGTCGGCTTCGCCTATTCGGACTGGTGCGAGATCCTCCCGGACGGGCAGTCGGGGAAGTACCCGCCCGGCTGGGCGTTCGGGTACGGCTCCGAGTACTGGTCGGAGGAGCACGGGGTCTGGGTGATGTCGGCCCCGGAGATCAACCCGCAGACCATCAGGCACATCGTCTCTGCCCCGAACCACGTGAGGGCTTGGAGGTCGTCGGTGTACGACGCCCTCGGCGGCCATGACCCGTCGCTCCCCGTGGCCGACGACTACGAGCTCGTCGTCAGGACGTTCCTCGCCACGCGTTTCGCCCACATCCCGAGGATGCTCTACAGGCAACACATCGGACCGTCGACGGCCCAGAGGGTCAGGAACGGGCAGATACAGGTGCTGGTCGCCGACATCGCCGGCAGGTACGACGGGGCGATCACGGAGAGGTTTGCCCAGATCGGGATGGGTTCGCCGACCGATCCTGTCAACAATACACGATGACCTCGTTGGTCTAGCCTTGTCCGAAGGAACGCCCGCAAAGGGGCGTTTGCGGACTACGGAGACAGAACAGCATGGCAAAGTTCCTGACGAGCATCGACCTGCAGAAGAACCAGCTCGTCCGGGCGCGGATCGAGAACCTGTCGGACGACCCGCTCAACCCAGTCGCAGGCCAGGTCTACTTCAACACCGGCTCGCACAGGCTGCGCTACTACACGGGCACGGCTTGGATCGAACTTGACGCAGCCGTCGAGTCGATCACCGCCAACTCTCCCCTCAGCACCGACGTCAGCGGCACGACCGTCACCATCTCCATCGCCGAGGCCGACTCGACGCACGACGGCTTCATGACGATGGAGTACGCGGCCATGCTGACGGACGCCACCGACGCCGCAACAGCCAACAAACTCGTCAAGAGGGACGGGAACGGCGACTTCTCGGCGAACATGATCACGGCCGACCTGACCGGTGATGTGACGGGAGAGGTCTCCTCGCTCGCCAACCACGACACGGACGACCTGGCCGAGGGTACGACGAACCTCTACTACCTCGACACCCGGGTTCAGGCCAACAGGCTCGACCAGATGGCCGCGCCGACCGCCAGTGTCTCGTTCAACTCGCAGAAGATCACCGGCCTGGCTGACCCGACGGACGACCAAGACGCCGCCACCAAGGCGTACGTCGACGCCGCCCGCCAAGGCCTTGATGTCAAGCAGTCGGTACGGGCGGCTACTACTGGCCCAGTCAACCTCGCCAGCGGTCTGGAGGCCGGCGACACGATCGACACGACGGTGACGCTGGCCGTCGGCGACCGCGTCCTCGTCAAGAACCAGACCACCGCCTCGCAGAACGGTATTTACATCGTCAAGTCTTCCGGCGCGCCCGACCGCGCGGCCGACGCCGACGGAACACCCGACACGGGGGAGGTCTCGGGAGGAACCTTCACCTTCGTGGAAGAGGGAACTGCGAACGCCGACAGCGGCTGGGTGGTCAGCAGCAACGGCGCCATCAACGTCGGCACGGATGCGATGAACTGGGTCCAGTTCTCGGGAGCCGGCCAGATAACCGCCGGCGCGGGTCTGACCAAGGACGGGAACACGCTTGACGTCGGCGGCACCACCGACAGAATCACGGTCAATGCGGACAGCATCGACATCGCCTCCACGTATGTCGGACAGAACTCGATTACGACCCTCGGCACCATCACCACCGGCCTGTGGAATGGCACGGCTGTTGCAGTTGCCTACGGCGGAACCGGGGCTTCCACGGCCGCCGACGCACGGGCGAACCTCGGGGCCACGACCAAGTACGCCACCAACATCACCGGAAACGGCTCAACGACCAACTTCACCATCACGCACTCCCTGAACACGACGGACGTCGTCGTGGCCATCTACGACACCCTGTCCGGGAACAACGACGTGGTGTACGCGGAGGTCAGGATCTCCGGGGTCAACACGGTCAACATCCTGTTCGACCAGGCCCCCGCCGGCGGCGGAACGCCACAGACCTACAGGGTCGTCGTCGTCGGCTGACGCATTGACGACGCCGGCCGCACTCGTTAGGATTCGGGCGGAGGTAATGCCATGCCCATGAACGAGATACCCGCAGACAAACTGGTCAGGGAGATGTCGGCGAAGATCGGCGAGGTGATCACGGAGAACATGATTCTCAAGATCCAGGTCGCGGAACTGTCCTCTGCCCTCATCGCCAGCCAGCAGGCGTTCGCCGCGGAGGCCCCGGAACCGAACCCCATCGCCGAGGCGTATGACCAACGTTTCGACTGACGAACTCGTCTGGCACGACGACGGGCACTCGCTCTGGCTCGAGCTGAACAGGAACGAACTCGTCGTCCTGTCGGTCATGTGCCCGGGCGGCGAGGAGTGCATGGACTCGAAGGGCCGTTGCGTCGTTGAGTGGTTCATCAACAGGTTCGGCCTTGAGTGCCACGTTGGGGTGTCCGTCCCCGAGGAGCACCTGAGGGTCGCGTGGTCGATCGTCGGCGACATGGACGACAAGGACGAGTCGCAGGTGTGGGTCATCTCCGTGAGCGACGACCTGTACGCCGCCTGGAGGTCGTCGCTGTAGTCGGCGTCTAGGCGAGACAACCACGCCATGGCAGTAGTATCAAACTTGCCATGAGGATGTCAAGCAGGGGGAGAAAGTCGCTAAACCCCGTCACAGTCGTGGGTCTCCTCATGTGCCTGTTCGGGATGTTCAGCGCGTTCTTCCCGGCGCGGGCCATCGCAAGCACGAACCAGGTCACGTCGGCGCAGGACTTCGTCTTCTCGTTCTCGTCTCCGCAGCAGTTCACGGCGACGACCGACGCGCAGAGGTTCGGGATCGACAGCCACCTCTGGCTCTACGACTCCTCGGGCGTTCTCGTCACCGCCAACGACGACTACTACGGACTCGACTCGTACATCTCCGTCGCGCTCTCCGCCGGCGTCTACAGGCTCAGGGCGGGGGTGTGCTGTGGCAACCCGGACGCTTGGCGCGGTGATTCCTACATCCTCACGACGAGTGCGGAACCCACGAACCTGACGACGACGACCACGACGACCACCACAATCCCACCATTCGTCGGAGAACCCACCGGCCTCTCTGTCGTCAATGCGCAAGGTGGTGTCGTCATCTCGTGGAATCCGCCGTCGCAAGGAACCGCACAGCCCGAGAGGTACGCAATCATGTGGCAGTGCGACGGTTGTGGCGCAAGGTCCATCGCAACAACGGAGACCGGCCTGTTCATCCCGTACGAGGTCATTGACGACTCGGGGCCGATCGGGCGCGCCTTCACCTTCTCGGTGAGGTCGGACAACGACTCGCTCGGCCTGTACTCGTCGTGGTCGGAGCCCTTCACCATCCAGTACCTCGGCCCGGAGGTGCCGTCCGGGACATACTCTGGCGGCGGTTGCGGCCCGTACCGGGCCATGCTCGTCGTGGGCAAGTCCAGCGGTGGCCCGGTCTGGGGGTCGAACCCCTACACGGACGACTCGGACTTCGGCGTCGCCGCGGTGAACGCCGGCCTCATCTCCGTCGCGCTCTCCGCCGGCGTCTACAGGCTCAGGGCGGGGGTGTGCTGTGGCAACCC